TTGTTGCTATGCCTCTGTCACTCGCGTTTTCGGTCTTAAGTATGTAATCTTTTGCTATCCGGTCGAACAGCGGTTGGTATTTCGGCGGGCGTGAACCTCCAAAATTACTCCCCTTCTTTTTTTCTTTCTCGACCATGTGCCCCTATCAGCCTTTCCCGTCGTTCGCCGACCCTGGGATTGTTTTGGAAGCCTGGACGCGCCCATAAATAGCAATCAATGTGCCAGCAAACCCGATTATTGCGTTTATGATCTCTAAAACGCTGTTTTGGTCCTCGGCGCTGATGGTGAGGCCGCCAAATTGCGCCAGGAGGTAAGAGATAAAAGCGATTACAATGCCGACATAAGTTTTCTTACCCTGTAACATGGTTTATTCCTCCGTGAAATATTCTTCGGGGTCCTTGGCGATTAAGGCGCGGATCTCGTCAAGTTTTTCCGGGGTTATGTCGTCGGCGTTCTCCTGTTCCAGTACGTCAATGATTTTCTTAAGCGCGGGAGCGCCATACTGGCGGATTAAGGTCACGATGGTTATTGCTGTGTTTAGGTCCATGGTTTTACGGTGCCTCCGCTATGTAGGTTAAGAGGATCTTTTCCAGGCCGTTTATGGCCGCGGTAATAGCCGTTAGCTGCGCCTTGTATCCCTGGGCGGACTCTGCGTCCTTCGCCTGGACCGCTGCAACGTACTGCTCAAGACAAGTGGTTCCGGTGGCTATGGCCTGCTTGTACTTTTTTGCGATTGCGATAATCTCGTCCTTGGCCTGGTTGTCGATCTTACCGGCGCGGTAGAGATCCCCGGCTGCCGTTAGGGCCTGGTCATAAACCACGGCTGCGGAGTATAGGACCTGATAAGATTTACCGATAGTTGTGGTTGCGCATGAGGCCAGGATAAGGATTGAAAGGATTAAAAATAAGGCGTGAAACTTTTTAATTTGTGGGGTCATTATTAAAACCTCCGAGCTATTGTGTGTTCAAGTCTTTAAACCTCCGTATATTGTGGGTGTTATTATGAAGTAATTAAATTCAAGTTGTCAAGCGTTTTTTTATTTAAACTCTTTTTTAAGCCATTCAAGTTTTATATCCTTCCATCCCTTTTCGATGGTTAAGTTTATCATATCAACTGGATTATAGCCCTGGTTAAAATACAATTCCAGTTTTTTAAGCATGAGCTCCTCAGCATAAGGTGTCATCTTTGCTTTAAGGGTTACACGGTGCTTTTTAAAGTTTTCCCATTCGTTGTTTATGTTTAATTTTTCAAGAAGAATAAAATACTCTTTTTTCTTCTCTTCTCTTCTCTTCTCTTCTCTTCTGGTGCTATCATCATGTGCTAGCGTGTTGCTAGCATCACCTGTTTTATAAATAAATCCACAAGTTAGCAGGAAATCAAGGTTGATTTTGCCTTTTATCATAGATTTGTGCTTTATCCACTCCACGTCACATGGAATATTGTTGTCAGTTTTGGCCGCCAGCATAAGAAAAGTAAGGTACAATAATTTGTTTTCATCTGATAGCCTGCCATAATCATAATCGTCTAAAAGCGCGTGGTAAAGTTTAATCCATGGCGGGTTCCTGTTCGCGTAGTGCTGGTACTTTTCCCAGTTTTTAATTGATATATATTCCATTATCCTTGTTTCCTTTGCTTGGGCGTGGGCGCAGGTTTTTCCGGTTTTACTCCGTCCGTGAACTCCTGGAAGTGACCATTGAAATTCAGCCATGTGCTGAAGGCCTGCTGATCCTTACTTTTTAACGTGAAAACCTCAACCGGATAAATAGGGCTGTTGTTAAAGCTTAATATCTTGTCCGGGGCGTACAAGCCGAGGATATTGTCGGTCATGGTCTGGATATCCCCGGATTCTTTTAGATCCCCGACCTTCGGCTTTCTCTCGTTATCGGATCGCTTCTGCATGGATTTATCCAACTGGCTCGCGTACAAAAGAGGGATATTGAAGTCTTTAGCTAACAGTTTATATTTATTAAGAATATAAGATATCTCATGGTGCCGCGAATGTTGTTTTTCCCTGGAGTATTGATACTGTAAAAAGTCGATCACAATAAACTTGACGGGTTCGCGGAGCGCCTCTGTCTCGACGAAATTAACAAGGTCCTCGATGTAGTTGTATTTAGAGTCGTCGATCAAAATAAGGCGGCTGTTTATTAGGTGATTATTGGCGGTTCCCAGCCTTTCCAGGTCATACTCGCGGTCAAGGTTCCGGTGGTGCAGGCGTGATAAATGGATATGTGTCCGGCGTGCGTAAATTCTTTCCGCCAGCTTCTTTCGTGTGCTTTCCAGGGTGAAATATAATGTCCGGCCATACCTGTCCGCAACGTGATCCGCGACCTGGATCATAATGGGACTTTTCCCGACGTTAGATTCCGCACAAATACAATGGATATACCCTGGCTCCATGTAAAAACGGTCGTCAATGTTTCCGATCCCGGTGGAATATCCCGCCTCGTATCCTTCTTTCTTGGTCCCAAGCTCGTCGTAAAGATCCGTGTATAATTTCCGGTTGGAATAGTCCTGCTTGCTCTCCGGGGCCAGGGCGCGAATCGCCCCCTTGTGCTCTGAAAAGACATCCTCAAACGGGTCGGGGCCTTGTAATAGATTCTCGGTCGTGACGGCGCATAAGAGTAAAAGGGCTCGCCTGCTTGCCAGTTCCGCGACTATCTCAGCATGATAAACAACGCCAGCCGATGTACTGACGCACTCACCTATTGAATTAATGTACTCTTGCCCCCCGCTTTTTTCCAGTAGTCCCTTTTCGCGCAAGCGTTGAGGAAGTGTAATAAAATCAATCTCTTTATCCTGGTCATATAAATCTACTAGGGCGTCATAAATATATCCGTGAGCCTCCTTGTAAAATGATTCAGCGGATATGATCCCCCTTACTCGCGGAAGGGCGGAGTTATCAAGAAAAAGGCTTCCAAGGACGGCTTGCTCTGCTTCAATATTACATGGCGGGAGGTGGTTCATCGTTTCCACCTCTTTTTATATTCCGCCTCTGCTTTTAAGTATTTAGCCTGCGCCCTGAGGTATTTAAGCCGGACATAATATTGCTCTTTTGTTAAACCGCAATAATCCCCCTGGTGAAATTTCCTTTTAAGAAATCTTTTAATAAATTGCAGCATGGTAGCCTCCAAAAAAATAGGAAGGCCCTGGAGATTTGCAGCGCATCGAACGCCCCCGGACCGTTACCGGGCCAGGACTCCAGGACCTTCCTATAAATTTGTTTTATTATCGTTTTCGATGGTTGCATATTCACCTTATACCAGCTTCAACGTGAGAAATCAATAGAATTTATAAAGCGCCCGCCCCTGCAATCTGTCATTTGCCCGACTTAAGACATCTCAATCATGATATATAATAGCCAGTTCCCAGGGGTTTGCGGATTAATCGCGCGGGCGCAAAAGTATTATGCCGTCCCTTCCTGCTTAGTCATCTGTGAATCGTCAACCTGGCCCGATTGCCATTCGATCTTATAGCCCATATTCGCCCCGCTCAACTCGTCCGGCTTGATATGCGGCAGGCAGGCCCCGATCCACTTCATAAGGTCGTTTACGCGCGTCAAAGGCAGGTCCGGGTCCGCCAACGGTATCCGCCGCGCCAGGTCCTTGATCATGTCCTTACCCTGAGAAAGCTCGAAATCTATGCTGGTTATAAAGATTTTCGCGTTCATCTTGCGGGCAAAGTTAATAAAATCCCCTGGTGTGAAGAAATGCAAATCGGTAAAGGTCATCTTGGCCCCGTACAGTATCCGGCAGGTATGGTACACCCATCCCCGGGGGTTCAGCCAATTTGGGCAGGAAAAAATAATCTTGCCGCCTGGCAGCAGGTGATTCCGGCATAGGTTCTCAAGATAGCTGAAAGGCTCGTCCAGGTGTTCAAGGACACCCTGCATGACAATAACGTCCCACTTGCCATAAGGGACCGGCGAAACGCGAAATGTCACGTTCGGCAGCTTGTAAAACTCGTTCGCCCTGGCGATCTGCGCCTCAGCATAGTCGATCCCCAGGACCGAGGCCCCGGCGTAGCCGATCATAGCGGACAGGTGGCCTTCTCCGCAACCGATCTCAAGAACGCTCTTGTTCTCCCAGGCGTCCGGGTTGATCAGTTGTAGTAACATCATTGATTCATTAAACCCCGGATAAAACTGGAGCTCACCCTTGTTGTAGATTTCTTTTAAGTCATCGTTTTTCGTGTCCATTTTTCTCCTTTCGGGGAGTCGTGAGGCTCCCCTAGCTTTTAATCTTATACTCTGTGCAGGTTTTGGGTCTATCGGGATAATTAGATAAAAGTTTATGTCTATTTGATACAGTACAATAAAATATTAATCCTGCGAAATCTTCTACCTTGCAATATTTACAGTCAGTACAATATTGTCTCACTTCCCTTCCTCCTTGTATTGAGGGCATTGTTTGCCGGGTTTCCAATCCTCTGTAAGATTTTTACAAATTGATAGGCTAAGAAAACAACCATAATTAGAACATTCCCACAGAGGACAAGCATGATTGCATGATCCATCTTTATTAGTCTCCGGTATCTTCACCTCAACCGCGAACTCTGCTTCCTTGAGGGCTGCGGTGGCAATATCACGGATTTGCTCTATCCTTGGTAATCGCTTACAGTCCTCGGTTACTTCTAAAATCTTTTTCAACGCTTCAATTGGTGTCATGGCTTTCCTCCTCACCTCATTTTCCCACACTTACCACAGAATACAATGCCATCTGCCTCTGTATCGGGGTGCATATCCTGCCCCTCCTTCTCCATCTCCGCCATGAGGGAGAGGGCTTCTTCTGACATCTTTAATATCTGCTTTCTTGTATCATCAGATAGCCGTGGTAGCATTGTTTTTGCTCTAATCCTCATAAGCCATTCTTTAATCTGCTGTATCTTTTCCATGTGCCTCCTTTACCTGGGCGGAACAATGCACCCATAATATTGACAGTCAGCACAAAGCTTGATCTTCTCCCGCGCCCCGTGCTTGTGATCATACAGAAACGACTTGCGGGCCACCCCGTTCCATGCGTCATCCAGCGAAACCCCATAGTTCATTGATCCGAAATTGCAATGCTGATTCGGGTTATGCCGGACGCACGGGAATGTGTTCCCATAGCGGTCGATACTCAGCTTGTGCAAGGCCTCCAGGCAGATCCCCATCTCCGGGATCACCACGGGCGCCTTATAGTCCCGGGACATTTCCGGGGCATGTAGGGCTCGGCGGACAACCACCGTGCCCTCGTAGGCCATAAGCGCCTGGATCTCGTTGCAGCGGCAAGGGTCGATATCGCCCAGGAGTCGGAACACGATAAGCGGCACCCCTCCCCGCCGCGCCCGCTCGTACAAGAATTCATCAATAACGACAATCTGATCCGCCGCCTCCGGGTCGTTCGGGATAATACTGATCGTGAGCGAATTAAGCCCGCTCGTCAATATCTCCTCTTGCCGCTCCACAAGCAGCTTGCCGTTTGTGTCAAACCCCGTGACGCAATGATCAAATGCCTTGATTGCCCGGCCAAGTTCCGGGTATAGGGTCGGCTCCCCGTTGTTGTGCAGTTGGACCGTGACGCCTGCCGGGACCTGCTGTGCGATTTTGTCAACCAGGTGGAAAGACATATCGCCGTAATCGCAAAGCTCGGGATGCTCGCGCTCTAATTTCCGCCTCCCGCACATAAAACAACCAGATCCGGGCGTACCGTCGCCCTTGTTACACCTCGATGTTAATTCAACATTTACCGACATTAATCCGTTTAGCGCCATTTCAAAAACCTCCTTTTTAATTTGATATACCAGGGCGTTTCAATCTCAATCATCATGTTAAGCATATGCGGCTTAAGGGCCTTGAACGCGCCCCGCACGTCCTCGATCCTGCCATCATATCATCATATCGCTTTGACAGGTAAGTCTCTATCTGAGTGATTAAGGATTCAGCCATGTGACGGTTCATGGTTAACCTCCTTTTTCCTAAATTGATCTGCCTTTCCGCATGTCGCCCAATGCGGATAATAGGCTTCGATGACTTCCCCGATCCCGTCTTTAACCTGGACGACGTGAAGCGGTATCATGTCAACCGGCATTTTCTTCCCGGTTTTCATTTCAACCCACAAAATCGCTGCATTGCATCCTTTACATTGCGGCATAGTCCACCCCCTTTTTATTTGAATTTTTCCGCCAGCGCCACGAGGCCCATAGCCCATGGGATAACAATCCCGAAAACGATGGTAAAGAAAACGCATAGCTGGATCAGTACCTGTTTAACCTCCGACCATTGTTTCATCTTTTTTCTTTATCCTCCACAAAAAGATTATTCTGTAATTCTTTTTCGTTCATGGGGCGGACGCGGATTATTTCGCCGGTATCCAGGCGGATGTCTTTAACCTCCTTCTTTTTGATATTTTCCTCTGCGATCACGTCAACCTGGCGGTAATCGTACCCGTTGAACAGGATGGTTGATTTTTTATCAATGTCCAGCTTTGCGCTTGAGATATCAGCCGCGAAACGCTTAACAATGTCGGCCTTGTCGCGCTCAAGGTCTGAAACGTGAAGGTTAAGCTTTGCAAGATCCTGTCCAATCTGTTTTTTCTCGTCCTCTGTGATGATCACCTTTAAAGTTTCCTGCCATTTTCTTGACATAATATTACCTCCTTGAATTATATTGTTAATTAAACCGGGCGAAAGCCCCTAAACGGCTCATTTCTAAAATACATCCCCGCCGCCGACTCCATGACCTGTTTATAACGCGTGGTTGTGTAGTTCTTGTAAAGCTCCATATTGGCCTTGAAAAGCTCCGCATGAAACCGCCAATCCGGGAGATCCGTAAAATTAACGCTTAACCTGTCGCTATTAGTGTGCGCCCTCTCGTAAAAATCCCGTGCGTCGATCAATTTGCCATCGTCTATCGCTTTGTAATACAAAGGGCACCCAGGGTATGGGGTCACAGGCCGGATCGTCCTTAGTTCGTGGCAGGGGTCAAACTTAAGCAGAAAATTGACCGCCGCCTGCAAGGTCTTGATACTGTCCCCGGGGTTTCCCCACATAAAATTCAATCCGGGGAACAGGCCGGCGTCCAGGGTCGCCTCGATCCCGGAGTAAATCTGATCCACCGTCAAGGCCTTTTTCATCTGTTTTAAAACGTCGTCGTCCAGGGCCTCGATCCCGTAGTTCACATATTGACACTTCATTTCCGCCATGTACTTCATGATGTCCGGTTTTGCAAAATTCAACCGCCCGTTGCAATCCCACTTAAAGCCCGGGATCTTGTCCAGGATCTTTGAATCCTCCAGCGTGTTTAAAAACTTGGTGATCCGCCCATCTCCGCTCATGAAAAGCTCGTCGCTGAACTGGAAATGGTTGATGCCGTACTGACCATGCAGGAATAGCATTTCCTCGATAACCGCCTCGGCGGACCTGGGCCGAAAGCCCTCGTCCATACGGAAACAGAAGGAGCACGAAAAAGGGCATCCCCGCCCGGACAGGATCGGCATGCAAAAGTCGGTCCCCGTGGATGTCGGCCAGGAGATCCGCTTATAAACGCCCATGTTGAACAGGTGATAAGCGGGCCATGCGTAGGCGTCCGGGTTCCCTGGTTCCGGATGAACGATAGGATCTTGCATGTCCCGGACCTTACCTATCACGCTCTCGCCCTCTCCCCGGATGATCATGTCCGCGCCGAACTCCTTAAGAAAGAACTCCGGGGCTCCTGCCGGTCCCTGCGCTCCCAGGATGAATTTAAAGCTCTTGCGATAGCGCGACGCGTTAACAACCTTTGCGATCTGCTTGCAAACCCTGTATTGATAATACCCGGCGCAAAAGCCCAGGCCGACAACATCGTAATCATTGTCGGCATTAAGGTACCAATCAAGGTGATCCATGGGATCATGAGTTATCGCCATGTCAAAGATTTCGACGTCGTGTCCCTCTATCTCCAGTTGCCGCGCCAAATACGCCAGCCCTTGAGGAAAGAAAGGGATGTGGCTCCCGTTATCGTAGTTTATTAATAGATATCTTGCCATGTTCACCCCTTAAGTTTATGCGCGTACTCCGCGATCAACGCCGCCAGCTTAAGCGCCTCATGTTTTCCCAATAGCATGCCCTCCATGGGAAGCAGGCGGGCAGGGAATATGATAGAAACGTGCTTGTCATCCAGGGACAGCGACACCGTGATGTTGATATTCTCCTGTGCTAGTGCCTCCGGCTGCCGCTGTGCAATGTCCATGTGCGGCAGGTCCCCTATTTTGTTGTCGAGATTTTGCAAGATATATTTACCGTCTTGTGTCGTGTTACCCATGGCTGATAATCCTTCCCTCCTATTCCGGCATAAATAAATCCGTATAGTGAGATAAAAATAGTGTTTTTACGTTGTTTGGCTGCAAGGGCAATATTTTTACATTAAAAGGCTTGATATGGGAGAGGCTCCAATCACCAGAGAACAATCCAAATTGTCTCGCCTCTGTTACGAGCATCCTCGTGTCGAGGTTCTTGATTTCATCAGGAGCAGGACCATAAAGCCCGAATTTTTCATAAATACAATCCTGTAAATTGGCTTCTGCCTCTCTGTATGCCTGAAAGGATTTATGGTGTTTTACGGGGCTACTGATATCACAGATATAAGCCTCCGACGCATCATGTAAAAGAGCCCACCTTTTATTATTTCCCGTTGCTGCCATTGCCATTAAAACACAATGTTGAGCCACTGAGTAGAAAGCGGAACAATGTCCCGTGAAACGGCAAATATTGCTCAACGCGTGGGCGATATCTATAATATCAATGTCGTCAGGATTTGGGTCAAAGGGATCAATCGTTTTGCCTGTATAAGTTGAGATCCAGCTATTCATGATTTAAACCTCCTCCCAATAACGCAATTTAGATGCCACAATCTTTTCAATATCCCATATCTGCCGCGGACCGTAACCGCCCTCCATGGCCTCCTCAATCTCCCTGATCGCGTCCACCATGCGCTTGAATCCGAACGGCTCAACGCTTGCCGATTGGTCTGATCCGTACATGGACCTGTCAAGCGTGATATGCCTCTCGACTGCGACCGCTCCCAGGGCTACCGCTGCAAGGGTGGGCGAAAGCCCCACCTCATGCCCGGAGTAGCCTATCGGTTGATTATACCGTTTCAGCCATTCCAGATATTGAAGGCGGAGCTCTCGCGGGGGGCAGGGATAAACGCTTATTGTGTGCATAAGCGTGAAGGGGCATTGCTCGCGGGTAAAAACCTTGATCACTTCCTTGACCATGGTTTCGGTTGCCATGCCGGTCGATATAAACGTCGGCTTGCGCTCCATGGCGACGGCCTCGATAAACTCCGCATGGGTCAGCATGGCGGAGGCCACCTTGTTATATTTGCAGTTGTACGGCTTTAAAAAGTCGAGGCTGTGAAGGTCCCAGGCGGACGCGAACCAGGGGACGCCCAGGTCATGGCAAAAGGCGTCAATCTCGTCGTACTCGTCAACGCCAAATTCAAGGCCTTCCTTCTGCGCCCGCTGCGTAGATCCCCAGGGCGACTCCCGGGGGCTGTCAAGAAAAGCCTTCGTGTAAACCGTGTCAATATCGCGCTTCTGGAATTTGACCGCGTCGGCACCCGCGAAATGCGCCGCGCTTATGAGTTTTTTTGCAAGGTCAACGCTCCCCGAGTGGTTGATCCCGATCTCCGCGATTACAAAACATTTAGACATTTTTATCCTCTCCTTTTTTGTGGTTGTGGGTTAAATTCAATAGTACAGGTTAATGTCGCGTCGCTCCCGCAGGCAAACCACGTTTCAACTTTTTCAACTGTTATATTGCTTTCAACTTTTAGTACGTCGTGTTTTTCTAAAAACTCGTTAACCGTGCGGGCCGCCTCTGAACAATTCCATTGAGAATTAACCTTTAGGATGAAAATTTTAAAGGCCATTTGTTTCTCCTTTTTTCTGATATAGTTCGATCCGATTCCCGTCCTCGTCTTTAACAAAAGCCACTTTACAAAATTCATCTTCTTTGGAAATTATGAACAAGTCGGGGATCTCGTCCACCTCAAGACAAATATGGTTCGGCCAGTTCCCCTTAACCAGTTCGATTACGTTCCCCGATAGATCCGCCATCTTAACGATTTGCAATGTTTGCTTACTGCGACTCTTGCCCCATGTTTCCATCGAGGTGTCAATGGTACAGAATCCTAGCCGCTGGTAATAAAGCTGACTAACAAATAAATCCGAGACCTGTATCCCGCTATGCCTGATTTTTAAGCACTTCATTCAATATCCCTATCCCCCTTTCAATTTCGTTGTCTGATATTGTGAGCGGCGGCCCTATCTTAAGGCTGTCCTTGCCAGTATGGACACACATAAGGCCCCGCCGCAAACACTCTTTAAAAACCTCTGTCGCCTGGGCCTCGGGCATGAGGATAGCGGCCACCATGCCCCGGCCGTTAAGGTTATAAGGCGTTTGCCCTACAACCCCCGCCAGGTTAAAAAATAAGTCGTTACTTTGTTTCGGCAAGCGCTCATATCCCTCCAGCGCCGCCAGCCCGAAAGCCATAGCCAGGGGATTGCCGCCATGGGTAGAGCTAAATTCATCCTCATAATCGGGCGGCAAAAGGTCCTTTGACCGCACTAGGACCCCGGACATTGGAAAGCCGTTTCCCATGCCCTTGCCGATGACAACAAGGTCCGGCTTGCGGATCGGATACCATTGATACGCGAACAGCTTGCCCGTCCGGTAAAAGCCCGATTGTATCTCGTCAAATATCAGGAAAGGCGCGTCGTCAATGGCATGGATAAACTCGGGGCCGTCCTGGTCCCAAAAATGGGCGTCCCAACCGCGATAACCTTCCATGATAAGCGCTGGGCGCGGGCTCATGGAATTGTTAAGGATTAATAAATCGCGGACCGTCCTCCGGCTGAACGTGTGTGTCGGCCCGTAGCTCCGGCCATGAAAGGCGTCTTTAACTGCATAAAGATAGCTCTCGGGCGTGTTGTATCGAAAAAGCCTTATCGCCGCCTCAACCGCTGTGGTCCCGTCGGAAAAGAAAAGGACCTCGTCAAAGCCCGTGAGCTCCAGTAGGCGCCGCTTGTACTCGTCTTTGATGTCCGTGTCCCAATGGTAGGCGTGGAGGTTAAGCCTGTGATCATCTATAAGGCCTGAGCAATAAGCGGCCGTCCAATGCCCTAAGTTCGCCGCGAAAATTCCGCTTGAAAAGTCTATGCCATCAACACACTTGCCTTCAAATTCATAGCTGACACCTGACCGGCAAGCCTCAAGCCATCTAACCTTAATCATAAATCCACCCCCTTCCGCTGCAACCAAAGCTCGGCGATCTCCCATTGCTCCGGCGTGTCAAGCTCGATCACCGGCGGCGTGAGAATCCCGAACACGTTGTTTCCCCAGGCTGTCCCCTTGCTCAAGGTTTCCGGGAGGCAAATATCGACATAACCGTTGCCCCGGAAAGTCGCCTCGCATGCCTGATCCGGCCTGTCCGTGTCCGTGATCGTCATTTCGTCATCGAGCGGGTACAGTATCGGGCCTTCCATCTTAAAACACTTCCAGGCGCTTTCCGGCATACGCTCAACGGATCTCGCCCCGGTCGGACCTAGCTCCCCGCAGGCGGCGCATATATCTTTAAACCGGCGGACCTGCTCGTCAATAAATCCGGCTTTACGGAAGGGCGTTGTTGGGCGGAGATAGATAAATAAGTCATTTTTATAAATAGGCCCTGTTTCTTCACAACTCATTGCATGCTTAAGGACCTCAAAATCCCCCGCCGAATCCGTGCAGCACTCCTCCGGCCTCCAGATGATCTTAGCGCCGGCCTTCCCGCTGATCTCCGCGACGACGCGGGAATCGGTTGAAACAAAAACCTCGTCAATGGTTTCACAATGCTTGGCCGTGATAATGCTATGCACGACCAGCGGAATCCCGCCCAGGCTTTTAATATTCTTGCCCGGGATTCTCTTGCTGCCTGCTCTCGCAGGTATGACCGCAATATTCATGCCTACACCTCCGTTATTTTAATAGGGTAAAGATCTTCGACCATCTTCTTTTTTGCAATATACAGGGACGTCTTAAAGCCCTTCGTGTCCTCATAAGTCACATTCCCGTCGGCCCAAAACACCAGGAAGTCGAGCCGGTATGTTACGCCGCCGGGCAGATGAAAAGGGACCTGCCTTAAGAAATGGGATACCAGCCCCGCAAGTTTGTAGTTCTTAAGATCGGAATAGCGCCGGGCCTCGCGCATGGAAGGAAAGATAATATTGTCAACGATGGTTTTTCTGGCGTTGTATTTGTGGCTTATGCCTCGGGCTTTAAAGCTTCTTGCCATTTTACCGCCTCCTCTCCTTTAAATTGGCGATACCCGGAAAGGATCTTGCTAACCGTGGATTCCGACATCCCAACCTTTCGAGCGAATCGCATTTGGCTGCCATACTTTTCGCGGATCTTAATTTTTAGCTTCCAATTTGTTTTCATGGTGGACTCCTTTTTTTCAAAATAGAAGAAAATTTCTATTGACTTTAAGTTTAGGCAGGATTAAAGTGTTTGTCAAGAAGAAAATTTCTTTTACATCAATTATTTTTCAAAGGGGGTAAAAAATGCCATTAAAGGAATATTTAGGGGATTCGGTTTATGCAGCACGGGATAGGGGTAATATTATTCTTACAACAGAGAATGGATCGCCAAGAGATCCATCGAACATAATTATACTGGAGCCGTCTGTAATAAGGGCCTTGCAGCGCTTCATCGGTATGGATAAGGAGGGACAGGATGAATAATCTACCTCTCTTAAAATGGCAGGACATGACCAACGCGGATTATCACAATTCGCCCGCGCTCGGATCGACCGACATGAAACTCATGTTGCAATCGCCGGCGCACTTCAAAGCAAAAGAGGCTTTCACGGAATCCGATACAACGCAATTCGGATCTGCTTTCCATGCGCTGATTCTGGAAGGGGAGCCAGCCTTAAATAAAGGATGGGAAATCCTGGCCGACGGGATCAGAAGCGCGAAAAAGAAAGAGGAGGCGGCGGACCGGGGCATCTATCTCTTAACGCCGGACCATGGGGCGGATCTGTTTAAAATGCGGAAAGCGATAGAGGCCACCGAGGACGCCCGCAAGCTCCTGGCGCTCGACGGCCCATGCGAAAAGTCGGGTTTCTGGCAGGATTCGGAAACGGGCCTTTATTGTAAGATCCGTCCCGACAAACTGATCCCCTCCGCCGGAATTATCGTGGACCTTAAAACCTTCACGCTCCAGGCGGAATACAATCTTGAGGTCAACTTTAAAAAACAGTTTTCAAAAGCGATATGGTCCCGCCGGTACGATATCCAGGCGGCGTATTACCTGGACGGCGCCAGCATGGTTGACAACGGCAATTATCACACGTTCGTCTGGATCGTGATCACCAAAGAGAAGCCCTTCATGGTCGGCGTCTGGATCGCGGACAATACAACGATCACCATGGGGCGGAAGGCGTACAGGGAACAGCTTAAGCGATTTAAGCAATGCTATGAAACAAACGAATGGCCCCTACCGGATATCGGCGGGATCTCCGCGATAGGGTTGCCCGAATGGGTTTTGACTAACAACTTTAAAGAGGAGGTTATTTATGACTGAGGACAACAAAGCACAGAAGGGGCTTGATCCCGTGGCGAACCTGGCCCTGGCAAGAAAGGAGCCGCTCAATATCGACTTCTCGCGCGGCATAAAGCCGCAAAACTATGGGGAGCTCATGCAATTCTCGGCGTTGTACGCACAGAGCGGCCTTGCGCCTAAGTCGTTTGAAAACAGCGCGTCAAAGCTTGCCATTGCAATCTCAATGTGCATGGAGCTTGGCAGGCCCATCATTACCGGCCTGGCCGACATGGCAGTCATTAACGGCAAGGTGTCCGTGTATGGCGACGCGGCCCTGGCCCTGGTCCGGGCGTCCGGCCTGCTGGTTGGCTTCAAAGAATGGGAGGACGGGGAGCCGTATAAGGACGGCTGGACTTTCCGCTGTCACATGGGGCGCAAGGATACCGGGGAGGAAAGGGAGGGCGTCTGGTCCTGGGAGGATTCCAAGCGGGCGGGGTTTGATAAGAATCCGCCTCCGTCACCGTGGGCCAGGTTCACCCGCCGAATGATGACATTCAAAGCGCGTAACTTCATCATGAGGGACTTGTTCGCGGACGTGCTCAAGGGCATGAGGCTGGTTGAGGACGCCCAGGACGCGATTGACCTGGAACCGACGGCCTCCGGGGCGTGGGGAACGGCTGCCGGGTTAAGCGATACGGATAAGACGGAAAACCTTAAGAACATCCTGGCCGGCAGCGCGGTTGAACAGGTCGAGGTTAAACCCCAGGAAAAGAAGTCCGGGGCGTACGATCCCGATCTTGCAAAAGAGTATAAGCAGAAACGGGCAGGGGAGGGCAAGGGCAGGGGCGGCCTAATGCTGTACGTCGTGGAAAATGCGGACAGGATCAAAGATTTTCCCGGCTGAAACCTTCGCGGAGATAAAGGCCAAATTCGTTGAGTTTTACGGTGCGGCTAAATGGCCCGCGTCGCTCAAGCATCAAAGTAAGCCGCCCGCCGTAAAGCCGAGCATTGAGCCCGAGGATAAACTCCAGGACCCGCCCGAGGTTGAGACGGGAATAGAGAAGGAAAGCGACGAACCGCCATGGGAAGGCACGGACGAGCTCACAGAGGAAGCCGGATCAGAGGACACACAGCCGGAGGAAACGGAAACCCCACCGATCCCCACGATCTGTATTAGCTGTATAGCCGAAAAATGCAATGGCGCGTATAATCTCACGTTCAAGGATTATCAGGGCGTCCTTAAGTGTATGCACTTCAATAACGGGGAAAAGAAACCGGAGCCGGTTAAGGACAACGGGCCTATTACGGAAAACGGCAAGACGTTTATAGTCTGCCATAGGATTAAGGGATTGCCCCGGAAGTCGGTTGATTTCTGCGCCAAGTGTATTGACTCGGAGGTCTGCGCGGATTACCAGGGATATTTGAAAACCAAATAGAAAGGAGGTAAAAACATGAACACAATTACAGGGGGATGTCAAACGGCAAAACAGGAAAGCGAGATCATGATTCAAGTTGACAAGATAGACAGAGGATTGTCAATGATACAGGACCGCGCTAATGTGCTTGCGGGAAGGATTAGTCAAATCCTTTCTCCGCCTCAGGTGGCAACAAATAATAAGGTTGAGTCACCGACTGACGTAAGGTCCGAAATGGGGCAACAGTTGCAAAATTTTAACAATAGGTTGCAGGACATGTTGGCCACTATTGACGACACAATAGATAGAGTCAGGATCTAAGCGCATCAGTAAAAGTCTATAAAATGCGCGTCAAAACCTTCGGGATATTTGACGCGCATTTCTGTTAAGAAGGTCTGAAAAGTCAATCCGCTGTTCAATACCGCCCGCTTGCCCCGGAGTTTCCCAGGGTATTGCCCCAGGAGTACGCACATTTGAGAATTATCCTCCACGTTGCCCGCGTGAAACAAAACGGCCGTATGTCCCGGAACAATAATCTCGTAGGTGTCCGGCCATTTGACGCCATGGAATCGCTTGCATTGATATGTCCCGGCGGGGATCTGGTGCTTAACCGGGTCCCCTGCGTCGGGCTCAAGGGTTGTGCAGAACAGGCGCCCGTCGATCAAAAGTGATCCGAGGGCGCCGTCGGGGGTTTGTTCAAGGCGGATTATTTTAACCGTCATCGTTTTAACCTTTAAAAACCTCGCTCGAAAGGATGAGGCTTGATTAAAAAATTTATACTTTATACCGCTGCACCTTGATTATTTATAGTAACCCATTCTAAGCCATTCCACATTAATATTAATATATCTGTAACCTGGGCAAAAGTAAAAACTTCCGGGTCTGATGTCTCATGATGTGCTACAGACACGGTTGATGAAGCAGTAGCATCTGACATCTTTATAGTTTTTGTCTGTCCTATGAAATTACCGTCTGGCAACGTCGCCGCTACAGCCCCACCGCTTGAATCAAGATAAGTTATCCCATAGGTTTTTATAGAAAGTGTCCCGGTTGCCGTTTCCTCAAAATAATCTAACACCCTCTGACCTGATGCAATCGTGGCATAAGACGCCGTTTCCATGTTTTGGATTACGTTGCCGGACATCTCAACATTACTGCTTGTTGCGGCATTTATCCCATACTTGAAATGTCCGTTGCCTCCAGCTAGGTTGTCTATATAATTATCTTTAATTACCGAGTCGTCTGCAACGATATATATAGCTGCTTCCGAGGCTGTATCAGCAGTGTTTCCGTCAATAATATTATTGCCGAGTATTTTTACCACACTGCCACTTACTACATATATCCCTTTACCTGTGCTTTCAAAAATATGATTATTTGTGATATTTGCATAGTCAGTATCTTCAAATCGAATGCTGCCCTGCGATATATTACAATTATTAATATTTATATGCTGACCGCCTAACAATCCCGTACCGTTATCATCAATAAGCATTATTGATCCTCCGGTCGTAGTTACACCATCAATGAGTAAATTAGTAAATTCAGGAAACGCTTCTACATTGTCAAACCTTATCGCATCAGATCCGCCTCCCCCATCTAAATCTATTCGACCGCCCCCAATTTTTATCCCATCAAATCCATATCCAGCGTAGATTCCATAATTATCATAATTTCTAACAGTGCAATTAATTATAGAAATATTTTTATCAGGAAGGCCATTATCAACACCTAATTGACCAGATACTATTATGCCATTTCTAGTACCTATACAGTAAGAATCAATAATCTCAAAATCCTCAGAGGTCATGACTGTTATACCGCCAACTGATCCGGCAACTAATGTTGTACCAGTCACATACGCACCCCTGATATAGCCCCCTTTTTGAGAATTAATCTTAATTCCAACCGTGCATAATCCATCATCTAAAACAATAGGATCTTCAATTATAATCCCCGGTTCAGCAAGAAAACCGGCCCCGCCTTTAGGGAATATCTCAATGCCAATGCTCGACCCTGTAGCGACTGCCTGCCCTCTCATATCAACATATGGCCGTATAATTTGAATCCCTCCAGCCCCGCTACTGGTTGCCAGATCGCCTACCATAATTCCGTACTGACCGCAGTTGACAGTGTAAGCGTCAATTATCTTGATGTTACTTGATCCGCCCAACATGGTAATACCCTGCACATAATATGTGCTATATGTATCATTGTGGCCGTTCACCTGTGGCCTGATAAGAGTTACGTTTGTTACACCATCCATCCTGATCGCACGTATCCCCACGGTTGCAGGTAAAGCATGGATAATTGAATCCCGGCTTTCAAACTCAACAACTGTGGTAGATTTGGGATATATAGATCCGTCTATGTAATAATCCCCATTACAGAATACAACCTTTCCACCGGCTCCGGCAGTCAATGCCGCATTTATAGCGGTAGTGTTAGTCGTAGCACTCCCCAACCCTGCTAACCCTCCCCAATAAGGGACGTAAACAGTTCCAGGTATAGTAAAGGCCACCGTCCCGCTTCCTGTGAATATCTGCTGATTAGGTTGAGCTATGATATTGGAAGGGGAATAAATTGTGACTGTATCCCCGGAATCCGGATCAAGTCTCGCCCCTGGTTCAATCTCCAGCGTTATATTTGACGGGATGGTTTCGGACGTGCTAAAAACATAATCGGTCCATTCCGTTCCGGAGTCATGCCGGAGGTATATTGTCGCCTTGTTCGTGCTCCCGATGGCGTCCACATAATATTTAATTGTGTTGCTGTCCCCTGTCGCGCCCTGGTCCGCTGCCGTGCTATCCGGGTAATAGCCTTCGGTTAATACCGTGCCGTTATTCCCTGCGGCAATATTATCCATGGTCCATATTGCGGCCGCCGGAGGATCTGTGTCCGTCGAGGGCGAAAGAATAAGCTTATAACTGCCCTGGAGGTAGATAGTTGCCTCTCCCCTGGAGTCCAGAACGACCGGGTTCGTGTTTGCCGACGTGCATCCAACGTCTGAATAGCTGGCCTTTTTCGTGGAGGTCCCCGCGACGTAGGTAAATACCTTGCCGCCGCTTAACGGATTCCCGTCGCTGTCGAAGGCCTGAAATTTCGGGTAATTAAGTATCGCCCCGGAAAAAGCGTTCACGCAAGAGGTTAATAAAAATATTGCCGCTAAAAGATAGGTGTTTATAAAATGCCTTAGTTTCATTTTTTCGCCTCCGTTTTATCAGGTGTTAATGTGAGTAAATCGTTATAAAATTTATAAGCCTTTACGATGGTTTCTTTTTCTTCCGCGTTAAGCTGCATCACAAAGCCCGCTTGGTCCGCCTTGCTCATGCCATAAAGCGGGTCCATGGACGTCAATGATTTTTCTATGGCGTCGTCGATCTTGCTTATATCCCCGCCGCCGTTCAAGTACAGGGCGGCATATTCCTTGAGATATTTTTTAAAGGCCCAGGAATCCTCATATCTCAAGGCAAGCTTGGCGTTATACATGGCGCTGCCTTTCGGCGTAAGGAAAAAGCCCTCCGATATTTTGCCCTGGCGTTTCAAGTAATCGCGCTTTAATTCGTAGGCCTCGGAATATGCGGCCTCAAGCGGATCAACGCTGTACGCAAAAAGATTTTTAAGGCTCTCTTTGTAGTCCCTGGACGGGAGGCCCGCGACGGCCTTCCACTCGTTTTCAAGGCCGAACTGCTGCATAACATAAAGGGTCCGGTCCCGGATCACCCTCGGATTAAAGGCGTCCGGGAAAAATGCCCTGCGGCTTAAAAGCTCGGCGACTGTTTTACTAAAGGGCTCCGCGCCCTGGACAAGAATATTCGCCGGAGATTTTGCCATTTCAATCGAGATGTCTTTCAAGGACATGCGGCCCTTAAACCATTGATCAATGTAATGAGGCGCGGCGTCAACCCCGAAATTTTCCAGTAAATCACTGACCGCTCCCAGGCGTGAAAAGTATTCAACCTTGCCGTTCTTATCCCGCCCCAGGATGACATGAGGCTTTGACCGGATAGACTCGGGCAAATCGTCCTCCTCGTCGGGGAACATAAGCCAGTTCCAGGCCTGGATGGCCGCCCAAAACGCGGAGGCCTTTATTAAAAACCGCCCGATCCTGTATGCGACATACGGCGTTTTAACGGCTGCGCCTGCGGCCTTTTTCCCGATCTGTGAGGCAAGCCGCCTGTCACTTGCGGCGTTTCTGAACATCCTGGCATATCGCTTGAAGTTCGTTTCCTTCCATGACCAGAAAGGATAAAGGCTCTCCCTTAACGCCTGGCCCGCGACGCTGATCCGGTCGTATGCCCCAAGCAGGCTATTAGACAGCCAGTAAGCGCGGTCCTCCATGTTGTCGAGGCCCTTGATCTCCTCCGGGATAGACGCCCAATATTCCTTTGGTAAACCGTCTTTCGACGCCTTCATGATCTCCATGGCGCGGAGGTAAGCGGAATATCTTAAGATAGACTCCCGGAAGTCGGTCGATAATCTCGCGGCCTTCCAGTATCCTTTCCATGCCTGGGCGGGCAGTTCGGTCACGCCCTTGCGCTGGTCCAGGACCTTCTTGAATATCTTAAGGTCGTTAAATTCGCCCATCTCCTGGGCCTGTAAATTACTGCCCTGTCCTCCCCTCTCAAACCAGGCCTTAAGGTCGGCAGACATGGCCTTGCCCTGCCCGAACACGGTGTATAAATCATTGACCGCCTGCGGAACGTGCTTTAATATTTTAATATCCCCGGCTATAACGGCGTCAAGGTCGCCCGTCACGTTTCGCGCGTTATACTTAAACCACCGGCGGGGTGATACAAGCTGCCAGACCTTCCAGGCTTTTACAAGCTCTTTGTGGCCTTTCAAGATCGGGTTTTCCGATCTTTGCTTTTGCAGTTCGTTAAGGGTTTCGGCCACCTCGGATTTAACGATAAACTCTTTTCGCTTTCCGCCTTGTGCCAGGGCCTTTCCCAAGTCCTCCGCCGTGATCCCCAGGCTTTCAACTAGCCCGGCCTGGAGTTGTTCGGCCAGTTTCGCCGGGATTGTGTCAACCATGTAAAATACGTTTCCCTCGCGCGGATACCAGGATTCATAACCGTCAGGGATCAAGTCACGCCAGTTTTCAATCTTGCTCTTTTTTGCCTTAGCCTTTATGTCGTCGATAATATTATATTTTTCATCAACGACTTTAATGGTTTTGGCGACCTCAATGTCATAATACATCTGCGCCATGACTTCGTGTTCGGCCTGGATGAAGTCGGAATTAATATCAAGCTCGCTGCCTCTGCGCTCTTTAAGGAAACCCCGGCTTGTGGGGGTTTTCAGTTTCTTCCCTGTGCCGAATAGCCCCTCGGATCTGACTTTATCAAGGACCTGGTGCCGGTAGTAGTTCTTTCTCTTAAATCGGTCCGCGACATTAAACCCGATGTCGTCCATGGCCTCGATGTACGCCTCTTTTAATCCCGTCCATAGCCGATTGCGCTTATCAATGGCGGAGGCAATAGCATCGTTCCCCGTGATAGCCTTATCAAGCCTGGAGGCCTCCGCCTTTAAGCTCTCTTTTGTGAATCCGAAAGGCAGGTCCATCCCCTCTTTTGCTGACTCTATGAGGTCATCAATAACAACCTTGCGGCGAAATAAATCGTAGCTCTGCTTATCAAGGTCAATATTAAGCCCCTGGATGTTTCGGAGTGTCTTGTCCGTGGCGACGCCCTTCTGTTTCTCAAGCTTAAGAAGATCAAACCGAAGGCGGGCAAACTCCTCATTTTGCGGGAGTAGTTCAAACTTATCGCGGCTGATCTTGCGCCATACTGCATCAATGACGGCGCGGGCCTGGTCAAGAATCTTCTCTTTCGGGACGCCCTCGGCCGCCTTGAATCGTTTTTCAATCTCGGGATCTTCAAAGGAAAAGCTGCCGCCTTTTTTGGGAGGTCCGCCGGTCCCCAGGAATCCGCCTTCCGGGGGTTCGGTCTTTTCGTTTATCTCTTTGGATAATTCTTTTTCAACGTCAAGCAGGTTCGTCTGTCCCTTCCCTGCAAAGATATCTTTTTGCGTTCCGGTAGTCGCGGCGGGAATCTCCGTGGACGGATAGACAAACTTCTTCTTTTGGTGGGGTAATGTTTTGACAAGGCCCGCTTTCTTATCTGCCGCCATTTTCTGCTGCGGCGTCATCTTCTCGCGCGGGATTACTTCTTCTTCTCCGCTTAAGGAAAAAGGTTTATTAGCTGCCTCCTCCTCTTGCTGCCTTATGAGCTCGGCACGGGGCTTTATCGTTATCTCCTTTTTCTTCTCCTCTTTCCTGGCGTCAAACTCCGCCCGCTTTTGGTCGAGGGCGGCTTTGGCTGTGGGATTGGGCTCATAAACAAATTCTGTCGCATCATTGCCCATTTTGAGATCTGCAACGTTGATTTTTTGAGAGATAACCTTTCCCTTTTCGCCTCTATCCCTTAAATTAATAAGGTGCTCATGTGCAACTTTTCTATTTATGGCAATAAAATCGCCCGGTCTTAAGTCGTCGCCTATCGTGGCCCGGTATACAGTTATTTCCTGTGACGAGTCTTTTATTGTGGGGTTTTCTTCTTTAATTTTCGACCAAACGTTTCCGGTTTTATCGATCGTTGACAAGCGGTTACTTTCGGGGAATAAGCTTTTGGGTGCCTCTTGCGTGGCCTTTGCCCTCTCAATGGCAATCTTCATGCGCTCCGGGTCCTCAACTGCCTCGTATCCCTCCCGGATCTGCGAGCTCCTTTGAATAAGATCCATTGCCGCATCGGGGTCTTTTGCTGCCCTGGCGGCCTGGGCCTCTGCCTGCATGGCCTGATATTTATCCTTCATCCCCTGTATCTGTTCCGGCGTCGCCTTTAGCGCGAATAACGTCGCTTCGTCGGCGTTCTTAAAATCCGGGATCTCAACGGGGGCGGATACCGGCTTTTCCATGGCCGCCTCCGCTGGCTTTGCCGTCGCCTCTGCGACAGGAGTAAAAGGGGCGGCCTCCTGTGCCGGTTCGGGGGAGATCGTCGATCCTGGTTGAGATTTTGCGGATTCGCCGCTTTCCCCGGTGCGTCGTTTTGAAAGGGCTTCTTCTCTCCATTGAGGGTTGTCCCACTTCCTAAGAATCTCCGCCTCGGTCATTTTGGGGTTTTTATTGATTGTATCCGCAAGGGATTGAACGATAAGACCCCGCTCTTTGACGGTATAGCTGCGCCATGTGGTTGAATTTTTAATCTCTTTTATGGATGTCTTAACGGCCGGACCTACCAAAAACGGCCAGGCCCCCCCGCCGATCCCTGCGATAAAGCCAAGCGCGTCATAACCGGCGGCCTTAATGTCGTCTCCTCCCTGTCTGGCGTTTTCGGCCATTTGCCACCATTGATCGCGTGACTCGGTTCCCATTTCTGCGGTTTTGGTGAAGGGATACGCCGCGACCTCTGCGACCTGCTGCCCGCCCTTCGTCCTGGGCTGGTATGTCAACGCCTCTTGAATGGTCCGGGCGGTGTCAACGACCTCCCCGGGCGATTGCTGAAATAGCCTCCCCGGGGGAGATACGGACGCGGCAACAAATATGCCTGCGGGTATCCAGGAAACGGCCCCGGAGGCTATGCTTAAGGCTCCCTCGCCTGCTGCCTGTTGCGCCTCGGTCTGCGCCGGTATGGCCTCGGCCTCCACCTGGGCGGCCTTATTAACGGCCTCCATGCCCCGCGTAAGGTGTGACCGCGTAAAGGATCTTATACCGTCCAGGATGGTCTTATTCGCCTGCCTTCTGGCTGCCGATATATCGACAAGGGTTTGGCCCATGCCCGGGAGTTGCGGCTTTTCCGGTTCGATAGGCTGCTCGGTTTCAAGAGGCGCGGGCGGTCCCTGGAACTCGGGTTCCGGTTCCTGGTATTCCGCGACGGGCGTAAATGTGGCGTTAAACTCCGAAACGGGCTGGAAGTCCGTTAAAGGTTCCTGATCCTCGATGTATTCCGCGACGGGCTGAAAACCCGTTAAGGCATTGCTTCCCATTGTCCAGGCCCCAGGTATTTGGCTTTATTGCCGTTTGCGTCAACATACACCTTGCCTACCTCCGGCGTGACTCCCGCCGCTGTGCTGCCGCCCTGGCCGCTGAAATATTCGTAAACCGTCTTGACGGCCTGGTCGTATATGGTCTGTTCTGTCCCGGAAAGCTCCTGGCGTCCGGCGGCTATAATGCTTGTGTCCTCTGAGTTGCCGGAAAGGGCGTTTGCTATGACCTGTTCAAAGGCGTTGCTGCTGGAGCTCGACTTGTATTTTGCAATGGTCGCCAGCGCAACCTTGACATTTGCGGGCACGGTTTTGTCGCTCGTGACCTTCTTTATCTCCTGGTCAAGTTTCTTGATGTCTATCTTGCTCATGGCGTTGATGTTGGCGACATCCTTGGATTTCTGTGCGCCGATCTTGGCAATATTAAGAGCGTTTGCGCGGTTAGCCTCGGCCTCCTCTGCTGCCGTTGCGGCCTTCGATATATCGCTTACCTGGCCCCTTATGCTTTCCTTTTCCCGCTGCTTGAGCGTGGCGGCCGTATCGGCGGAGGCAACATTCCTTTTTATCGTGCCACCATTCGCGGAAAACCAGGCAATAGCCTTCTGCGATTTAGTTTCATCCGTGGCCCAGGTAGGATCTTGCGCGACCTGTTGAGTGTACTCGGTGAATATCTTCTGAGGCCCCGATATGCTGCTCCCGTCCGGCAACTCCATTGTGACGTTTTTATTTTCGTCAATGCGCCATTTGGGCGGATTTGGGTCGTTCGGCATTAAGGATTTATACACGGCGTCGGCCTGCTCGTCGCTTGTCGCGCTGGCGGCCGCTGTGTACGCCTGCATCTTGTTTGAAAACTCTTGTTGCTTTTGGGCTGATTCTTTATCTGCGGGATAGTCCTTGAGTTTAAGGGCGTTCATTTCGTTTGTTTGCTGCTGTGCCTTTGCGGCCAGGGCATTTCTTTTGGCTCCCGCCGGATCTGGAAGGTTAAGGGCGCCGGAACTGACAAAAGTATTTAATAGATTTCCCATTGTTGGCCTCCTTATTCTACGCCGGTTTTGCGCTGGATTGAATAGTTGAGATAATTATTTAAGCCATTATTAATTAACCCGGCGGTTATGGCCGCTTGATCCTGCTGATTCCCTGCAATGTAATTGCCCGTACTCAGGTAGTTATTACTTATTGCCTGTCCTGTGCTCAAGGCACTTGATGCTGTTTGCCCTGCTGATGTTTGACCTATGCCCGCAAGACCAGCGTATGCGTTAAGCTTTGCGTAATACCGATTCAGCCAGTTGTCATATTGAGTGCTCGCGTAATCCTGCGCCTGGTTTGCCAGGCCGGTTGCCGTTTCCCCTGAAAACCGCTTCCCCCTCGCCGATTGCGCCCCGAGATAGGTTTTCGCAAGCTGGTTGTATCCGTATGTATAGCCTGGCTGCTCTGTCGGCTTAAACGTACCCGGCCCTGCCGTCAATAGATTTTGATAACCTTTAACGGCGGTTGCCCCTGCCTCCCTCCATGGCGCAAGGTCTTTCCTGCTTTGGTAGTACATTTCGAGCTCTGCGGCCGTGGCCTTATCCGATGCCTTGCTGACGGTTTCCGAACTCTCTTTTGATCCCTTATTCGACAATATCCCGCCAGCTATGGCCCCTATTCCAACAATTACGGCTCCCCAGGACATAATAATTCCTCCCGTGGCAAGAGATTTAAGGCTTTACTCTCTTGTAAAAGATATTCATCCTCTGTGATTATAAATTCCGCCTCAATTTCCTCCGGGTCCGTTTTGTCCGTAGGGTGGATATTTAGGAACACCGTTTCTTCATGAGCATACCCCATTTTTTTAACTCCAGGTTCGCTCACGAAAATACATGGCCCTGCTAATCTTTTAATAGGCGCATTGTCCCCCATGTAAAGAGATATGTCACCCTTGAGAATTATATTAAATGTGCTGTGCCTGTGTCTTTTTCCGACAATCAATGAATCTTTTGGAATAACAAGCTCCCGGATATAAACACCGTCCGCAAAATGATGAACGGGAGGCGCGTCTATTTGGGGCAATTCCTTTAATGCCAGTTCAAGCTCATAGAGCGTTGCAAAGTTTTTCAAGATAGCAAACTCGTCGGTCAATTTGGCACCCCGAAATAATAGGTTTTTAAAACGCTTTTCTGCCCTCGACCTGTTAAGGTCAACGCCGCGTTTATGGTCCGCGCTGTGGCTGGTTGATGATATCCGACCGCCCCGGCCAGGGTTAAGGTCCCGGCATAGGTCCGCCCGCAATGGATCACCCTGGAAACCGCCCCGGCAAAACTCAAGACTCCGGTAACAAGGCCCTTGCCCGCCATGCCGACAACGGCCCCGGCCATGGAAAGCGCCCCGGTTGTTGTCCTGGCGACATGGAAAAGCCGTGTAACCGCGCCGGAGATTGCCAGGCTGCCGCTTGCCGTGTACGCCCCTAGCTCTGCTATGGCATAAGAAACGGCTCCGGCCAATGACAGGCTGCCCGTGTAGGTCCGCGCTATCTTAAGCGCCCAGGTGGACGCCCCGGCCAGCGATAGGCTTCCGGCATACGTCCTGGCGATCTTGAGCGCCCTTGTAACTGCGCCCGTCAAGGTCAATGTGGCTGCGGCCGTGTAAGCATAAGCGGCTTTTGTTGCGTAGGTAACGACCCCGGCCAGGGTTAAGACACCCGCAGCGGTATAGGTATAAACGGCCTTTGTGCTGTATGTGACCGCGCCCGCAAGGGACAAGCTCCCCGCGTACGTTCGCGCGATCTTTAACAGCCTATTTAATCCGCCACTTAACATTGCTCAACCCATTCCTTAGAGGCTTTACCCATCATAAAAGCCGTGTACCCCGACATGGATCTGACTTTATCGGCGTCCGGCGACTGCATTTTAAAATCCATCCATTGAGTATAACAGGCCCCTATCCAGCAAGGCCCATCGGTCCCCGGGGGCTCGTAAAAATGCCCCGTCCTGTCGAGCGGCATACCTGCCAGGATGATTTTTTTATATCCCATGAAAATGGACGTCAACACGCCAAAGTATCCGGTCGATCCCGGCCATAGGTCCTTATGGTGAGGGTTTTCCTCGTCAAGATCCATCTGCCAGTAAACATCGTACCCGCCGCATGTCCCCATGGTATGGCGGACCGTGCAGGCTTCCGGGCTGCTTTTCTCATTTGCGAACTCCGTGAACCATGCCCCTTCTTCCTGGTCAACCGCCGCCCAATGCCTGACCGGCCTTTCAAAATACAGCAAGGATCGGTTAAGGCAGTAAACATCGTGGACAATGCCCCATTCTTCAAAGGCCTTCACATCGTCACTTAGACACATGGCGTCGGCCGTGACAAGACAGATATCAGACCGGCGCAGGCCGTCGAGGTCCAGGCCTGGCACGATAGGCTTTACCCGGATTACATTAGTTAAGCTCCGGGCCTTCCTCAATTCAACCGGCGGAGTGTACCGCTTTTTCCAATCCCAGGATCTCAGGATCTGCATAATATTACCCGCCGCTGTTGCATGTGAGATCGTAAGTCCATGCCACCTCGTCGCCCGTGTTCAGCGTGATCGCTGTCACGACAGACCGATCCAGCATGACGCCGCCCGTGAGCGTGTTAAAAATCCCATGCTCTCGGCACCCGAAGGCCGTGGTTGCTGCGATGGTAATAATCGACCTGTAAATCTCGGAGTTCGCCCCGTGGGTCTGCGATCCCGCCACCTTGATTCCGCTTTCAGCTACCAGGGCTGTCTGGCTCGTGGCCTCGGCGGTAGATCCGGCGCCCATTCCGTGAAACTTATAGTTTGACAGGTCTGCCGCATCGGTAGAATTGGCGAATCCGTCAACCAGCTTCTTTGTGAAGGCCGTTGTTATAGACCTGACCGATTGCAGCCCCAGGTCCTGGACGGTTCCGTCGGCGCGGTAAACCTTTGCGGACAGAAACCCGAACAATTCCATGGAGTTCGGTTTTGTGTCCCTCAGGGCCGCCCAAATTTCTTCAATGCTGACGCCGCGCGGGACAATGCCCTTTCGTACCATGGCGGCAATCTTGTTGCGTCGCCAAGTTTTAAAGAGCGGGATATTTTTCGATGGTATGTAATCTTTGAACATGGTTTTTTATCTCCCTTCACTAAAGTTTTCAGCCATTGAGTTAAAAACATATTGCCTCCAACCGTTAAACAGTTGTTTTGTCCATTCCATTAATTCGCCGGCGTATGTCCGCGCAACGTGAATCATGCGTGACAATGCCCCGGCGCTTGATAGCGCTCCGCTGGCCGTGTAAGCTGACCCGCCTCCTGCTGCAACATACTCATCCGCCCCAATATCCCAAGTTCCAGAACGTGTTTGACCGTCTATGTCGTCTGTGAATGATGCTGATAAATCAGCCCCATGATCAATAGCATCTGTATCGGTAGACGCTAAATGGAAATCTTCAGTTCCTGATCCTGTATTAACGAAAGCCAACGTTTTTGATCTGTAATAAGTATTATAAGCAGGAGCCGTATTATCTGATGATAAATTATTAGTTGCTGTGTTTTTGACTGCTCCTGAATAATCGCCCCCATCATTGGAGTAGCAAATATTGTTTTTCAGAACTGGATAACTGTATGATCCAGAGATACCAACATGGCAATTATAAACAGTATTATTATAAATATAAACAGCATCAGACGCCGTGATACCAGTTGATGAGGCATGACCATTATTGAATCCATATATGATGTTATTCCAGACCCTGCCCTGATTTGTACTATTTCCTCCCACAACACTTATCCCTATGCAATAATAGGTAGCATCAGATATCGTGGATTTTATTATACAGTTGGAAATATCCATTTGAGGCATCGTATATGTGTTTGTAAAAAACGATTGAACATTGCCGGATGAATATGACGTTGTTGATTGCAATCCATCAAACCAGATATATCGGACTTGATTATTAATCGCGTATGAGGCAGCAATATTTAGATAGTATTTATTTGCATCCCATTTGCCCGAATGCCTCTGGTTATTGATGCTCTGTGTCCCACCTTTAGGAGTATAAATATGCATATACCGAGTTGCATCGGTATTTGTAGTAGCAAATACATTAAACGTAATATATCCGGTCGTATCAGCCGTGTAATCATCATGATCATAGTAGCAACAAATATTCAACACAACATCAGCCGTGATCAGCGATGAATTATTGATATGGTTTGCATCTGCACATCCTGCCTCCGCATCTGATAATGATGCATATTCATGGGCAATACTATCGACTGCAACCGAGGCATGGTCATCAGGGGTTCCACCTGTTGCTGTAACCACATTAAAAGAAGTTGAGGAATTGACCTGCGAAATGTACGCAATATGCCCACCATAAGTCAGCCTGCACCCTTGCCCTATATTGCCTGTTTGAGCAACGTCAAGTGTTGCTACACCGCTGGAAATAGAACAATTCGGAGTTCCGGTTTTTATATCCCCAGTCCCAAAAGGTGAGACACTATAATAGACTTGAGCAGCCATTACGTCTTGATCTCCTCAGCTACTTTATTCAGATCAGCCACTTCAACCTGATTAACTGCAATGGTTTTAAGGTTCACGACTGCCAGAGATTCAAGCGTTGTCGTCTTTGTCAATGCGGTCTTTTCTGCATCAACTAGATCGGCAGTTGCCTTTGCATCAATACTGGCAAGATTAATCCCGTATTTCGGCCTTACAGCAAGATCCTTCCAGACGCCATTATCATTCCAGACTTGTTTTTCTTCTGGTCTTGTCAGACCCCATGTGTCAGCAGGATCAGGCGTTTTGTAAGCTGTCTGAATTTGAGGTTGTAATGCTCCGAATTTCTCTTGAAGCTCTTTGGCTGTTACACCATCCACTTGGATTATTTTAAAGGCATCATAACCTGATCCAGTCAGTTTGACATCATCGTCATGGATTGATACGATGTCACCAAGATTATTGATTCCCTCTCTGTATGTTCCCTCTGCTATACAAACGATCTGAGCCATTTAAAATGTCCTCCTTAACCAGTTAATAAATCTCTGCCACCAACTTACTTTTGCATCCGGATCGTTGGCTGACCCGGTTTTGCCAAAGGGATGAACACAAGCTCGTTACTGTTCTCGCTCTCCCCGGCCTCATTAAAAGCAGATACAACAGCAAAATATGTCGTCCTCTGCGTAAGGGTGAATTGTGACATAGCCATACTCAAGCCGGTTGTTGATTTTGCCATGGTGTAAACGCCGGTCGCGGTCCCGATTTTCAAATTGTATCCGGTCGGAGATCCGCCGTCTGCCGGTGCGTCCCATACGAATGAGGCGGTCCCTGGATCAACATAATCCTGTGCCTTAACAATGCTAACCGTTAATATTAACAATGCTGAAACCAACAACAACACAAATGCAAAATCAAAAAAATTCTTCATTTTTTACCTCGCTTTCCATAAGCCGAACGATCCGGGACCGTTACCCCAGGCCGTTTCGGACATTAATATTAAGGCAATTGCCTGTAAATCATAATCAGAATCCGTACATTCAAGATGCCCGTTCCGCGCCCCGATATCGCTATCAAGGATCGTGTCGGCGTCGTCCGGGTTCACAAACAGGCCAAAAGTCCCGGTTCTGACAAGCAAGACGCCCTCGCCCTTATCGCTCGCCGTAACCGCCGGCAAGTCAACAACAATGTCCTGGGCGCTGCAATCGAAAACGTGGATTTTTCTCAGGTCCGTAAGCGCAAGCGTCACGTCCGTCGCATGATTAATAATAGTCTGCTTGTGTCCAAAAACCGTTCTGAGTATCCCGGAGGACAATTCAAGGGGAAGATCATCTACGACTCCCGCGAATATCGGATCAACCAATGTTTTATTCGACAGGGTTTGCGTGTCCGTAGTGCCAACCAGGTCCCCGTCAGGCAATACCAGCCCGCCAACGCTTTTCGGGTTCGCCACCTGTACGAACAGGTCCCTAAACCATTCCAGCCAGGGCGTCGCCATGGTCGTCCCCTGCTTATCAAACATCGGGGTTCTGAACGGAGGTTCTTTAATATCCGCGCTCATGATCTGCCTGCACTCCCGTCAAGATAGCAGTTTGTTATTTCCCGGCGCACAGGGTCGGCAATAACGATCTTGTAAATCCGGTCCCGTGATCCGCCAAGCTTGTTCCACCTTACAACGATCCCCTTTTCCCCTATCTTCCCCATGGATCGCCAGAGCTCCGCGCTCCAGGTAGTTCCGTTGTCGTCGGAATACTGCATCATAATCTGGGGGTCCGATCCCTGTCCGGTCGATAAATGGCTCCCGGTTTCTATCTCAAGCTCAAAGTGATGGTGTCTTACCCATCTCCGGTTTTTATTGACGGCCTGGGCGGACCGGATCGCCCGCTTGACGTCGCCGTTGTCGGTGTATGTCGCCAGGTCGTAATAGTAGATTTTCCCGTTTTCAAAGTCCCCGACAAGCTCCTTTTCGGCGAATCGAATATGGCAGTTTGCCCGCTCGCGCTTATCCAGCTCCCCGCTTGCCCTGGTATGCCAAAAGCCCGTCGTGATGTCATAAACAAAGGTCTTGCTGTCCGTCGGGAAGGTTATCTGATAAAAGCTATGCCCTTCCTGGGTATAGCAAAAGCCTATCGCGTCATCCTTTTTCGCAAGCCTTTCAATCTGGTAGTCAATTTGATAGGTGGACACGGGCTTGTACGATATCCCTGAGGCCTGGCATACGCGGAATTTATGATCCAGGAAGAATATAACGCCTTCCAGGTCGTCAACGGAGCGTTTCGCGCCAAGGCCTATTTCAACAAAGCCGCCTGTTGCCCGCGTAAAGGGAAAAGTTCCCACGCCTGCGTTATACAAGATATCCGCCGTAACTGTCCCGAAAAGCCATACTAAGCGCAGGGCCATGTAAGGCAAGACCAAGGGGTCACTTTTCCCCTCTTTGGCGATTACCTGTGTGGGGTCCCAGGATGTCGGATCGTCCGCGTCGCTCGGGTAAAGCTCGTCGGTTCCAGTTTTTGATACCATAAAATAGCCATCCTGGAAGGTCAACCCGCTGGCGTCCGGGAAGTCCGTGTCCGCGATCTGCGTCAAGGTGGCCCCGTTCCAGACATACCCGAGGTTATTATCCAGGACCATGAGGTCAACGCTGTTATCTTCCATTCTGGCGTAGCCCGTGGAGTTCGTAAGGGTCCCCACGAGCGTTCCTTCGCCGTCCGGGTTAATTCTGTAAAGGCGTGCCCCTATAACGGCATACAGTTTCGTCTTGAAAATATGCAGGGCGCGGACCTCCCCGAAATATCCCGGGTCGTACCATGTAACGGTCCCGGGCGTATTGACCAGGGCAATTATGTTCTTCGCGCCCGATTGATCTATCTCGACGTACAGGTTTTGACATAGCTGCGCGTTAAGGTTCTTGTCCCTGGCCTCGTATGCCCCGCCGATGAATGGTGTTTCCTGCTTTGCCATTTATCCCTCGTTGATGTCAAAACGCTTGGTTGCCCTTAATATCTCCAGCCTGACCGGCTCATTCTGCGCCGCCGCGTTCCGGATCTTAATCTTTTGCAATGAATCGTTCGCAATAAATATCGTCATCTTGTCCAGGTCAACGCCGTCCGGTTTCACGCGCAAGGCAAGATTATATTTCAGCATTTCGTCATAGCCGCGCGGGAGGTCGATAGTCGTGGCAAGTACCAGGTCCTTCGCGTCGCTCAATGCGATTGCTACCGACATTGTGACGGTTATCGCTGTCCCGCCTATGGACGGGTAAAAATAAAGCTTGCCGTTCGGGTAATCCCGGTCATAGTACAGGTATTCGGGAGGCCCTACGTTCGACTTGCTGCCTATGGCATTGTACTCATTTTTCCCGATGATCCGTAAAGGCTTGTCAATGCCCGTGGCGTCGGTGTATGCCGATGCGATCCACTCCGGCCGCTCCGTGCTCCAGTCCGCTCCTGCGGCCTCGCCTATCGTAAAGCTCGATCCGCTTGACAGGCTTTTACTGATAATCGGAAAGACGTGTATATTATGATCCTCCAGACTCATGCTGTTAAGCATGTCGATCAACATGGTTAATCCGTCGGCCGTCTCGTCCGCTCCCAGGGTCTTGCCGGCGCCCAACATGCCCGCAATCTTATAAGCTCCCTCGATGATGTTTCTTGCCGTTGTCATATATATAAAACCTCCGTGGTTACTTCTGAGGCGTTCTCTACATTCTTTCTAATGTCCGCGACGGTCTGGTCGTACTCCATTTCAATGCTCTGCGCCAGGAGCACAATATCCTCGCGGTGCTCTGCGGTTTCAAGATACAGGCGGTTGAGGACCTGGATAAGCTTGTTTTTGTCGGTCACGTTGGATAGGTCAATCTCAAACTTGTTAAGGGCGTAGTTCTGTAACTGCCGCTCGTTGAGCTCCTGGAAGTCAATGCCGTAGTTCTTAAACTTGGTCGGCGTGAAGGCGTCCTCGGCAACGCAATGGTAGCCCTGGGCCTTTGCCGCGTCGGCCTCGTCGGTGTTGTTTATAAGGCGCGGCTCGTAGTATTTATGATACCGCCATTGCGGGAACTGTTTTTCTTCTTCTCCGAATATCCCTTGAAAATAGATCGGCATAATATCCTTTGATCAAGGCCCCGACGGCTTGCAAACGCCGGGGCCAGGAAAAGGTTAATAGTTACTAGACGCGCGACGTCTAGGGGTCGCTTACTTAAACGGACTTACCGGCGATACGGCAAGCCAGTTCGGGGTACAGGGTCTTGATCCCGTAAAGGATGTCCATCCTGCACACTTCCTCGTCGCTGTCGATATCGTAATCCTTAAGGACGCGGATCGACAGGCCGGTCTGCTTATTGGTGGCCCTTGCTCCCCATACTCCGTGAGGCACTTCGAGGGGCACAACAACGAGCGCAAAAGCGTTTTTGTGAAAGGCCAGGTTTTCCGGCCGTGCGGTGTTTGAGGTGCCTATAATGGTCACAGCTGCGCCCGCTGCCGGGGCCTGGTTGACGGTTTTGTACGCGCCTGTGTCTATGATCTCCGGGGAGATATAGGCGGTCACGTTCCCGCCGCTCGTAGTTTCCGTTACGGCGCAAGAGGCGTCGGCGGTCACGACAAACTGGCGGAGCTCGCCGGTTGACAGGCCGGATACGGGGTTGACAGCATAAACATTGGCGATAGTGAACACGTCGCCGACCTTAAGGGCCACGGTTGAAACTGCGATAAATCCGGCCAGGGTGACGCTGGTCCCCTGCTGTGTGCCGGTGCCGGTTACAGCGATGGTGCCGGTCGCGGTGTTCCTGACGCCGACGGTATGGGCCTTAATGTTCTGGTCCATGTAGATGTCAAACCCTGCGATAGTCGCAAGGTAGCCTTTCCTTAAGGCCTTCTCGGCTATGCTGGTGACATACACAGTCCGCAGGGCGTTCGCCATGCTCCAGTTAGCCGCCGGGTTAAGGACGAGACACCTGGAATCCTGGGGTGCGGCTTCCTCGTCAAGCCTCTGTGCGGCCTTGCCGAGCACGATAAAGCTTTCCGGGGTGATAAGGCCGGTTGACTCGTAAACGCAGTTATGGACGTCATCGTACAGCCCGCAAAGATCCGCGTCGATGGTGTTCGCCAGGACGTTCGCGGCGGGCTTGATGTACCTCTCGCTGTATTCCTCGATGGTCTGCGTAAGGTCAACGGTCGTGAAGTCCCAGGATACGTGCGCCTGGGTGCTGACGGTCAAGGTTGTTGAGTTTTCGGTGACGCCGCTCTCGGTCCTAGTCCGGGCCTTTGTAGCGGTGAACTTCACGGGCTTCCTGATAGTGACGGTGTTCCCGATCTTGGAAAACTCTTTTTTGTATTCGCGGTGTACCCGCATGCCCATAACCATATTGTTTTCGAGCATCATCAATGCCTCTTTCGCAATTATGGTAGGGGTTAACAAGGTGATAGTCATGATAAATTATCCTTTCCCTCCGCCTGCCTCGCGCCATTTTCGATACTCTGTCGGGCTCATTTTCTCGGGGTCCTTATTCCCCGACGCTGATCCCGTGGTTACCGGCTTGATAGGCGCCGGTGCGGAAGATATTTTTTTCGGTTGCGGTTTTTCCGGAGGCGGCGGGGCGGGCGGTTCTTCGTCCTCCGCGTCCACGTCAATCTCCGGTTCAATGTCGTCGGGATCCTGATCTTCTGTCTCGGGTTCCTGGTCGTTTTCCCCTGCCGCTTTCCTGTTCGGGGGCGGGGCGCTGTTCGGATCCGCGATAAACTTGGCTTCAAGCTTAAGGATCTCGCGCGTGATCTGTACCGGCGTCATTCTTGCAATCTTCGCCGCTTCTATGGGGTTCTTCCCCAGGAAATATGCAATCTCCGCAGCCTTCTCGCAATCCTGCATGGCCGCGATCATGGGTCGGGTGATCTGTACTGTGGGATTCGTGATTACTTTTGCATAATCATCCCAAAGTGTCTCGCCTTTCGCAAGGCGTTCCGCGAACGTCTTGACGCTCTGGCTTTCGCCTTCAACGCGCTTTTTATCTTCCTCTGCGATCCGCGCCTCGGCTATGCGAACGTCAACCTTCCAATCGGTTAAGGCCTCATTGTACTTGTCAAAATCGTCAAAAGCGTCCTCTGACGGTTTCGCGCCTACCATGTCCTGGGCCTTTTTACTGATCTCCTCTTTCGAAAGAGGCTGCGGCAATACCTCGCTTAAGTCAATATCCTCCGCGTTCGGTCCGGGGGCAGGGGGCTCCTGATCTTCTCCCGCCGGTTTGGCCCTCCCTTCTATCTCGGCCTTTAGCCTGGCGTTCTCCTCCTCCAGTTCCTTGCGCTTGCGGACCTCTTTGTTGATCCTCTTTTTCACGCGGTCGGAATAATCCTCGTCCGACTCGTCTTTCCCGCGCTTATCGTGGTCATCAACTGGCTTTTCCGTGGGTGTCTCGGGCGGGGGTGCAGCTGCGGCCTCCGCTTCGGCGTCCCTCGTTACCTGGTCCGGCTCTTGTTCCTCTGGATACTCTGTGGCCTTGTTCTCGGCCGCGTTCATGGGGTTGAAACTCTGCTCAACCTCTATTCCCGCGTATTCACGCGCTTGTGCATCTGCCATAATCTCCGCTCCTTTCTTAGCGTTTAAAAGATAATCGTTTATATTCTGCGCCTAATCAGCTTCAATCGCCCGTAACCGGCTATAATCGCCGAAAATCGCCAAATTCCGCCGAAATTTAACTTTTATTAAAAAATCTTTAAATCTGCGATTAAGTGAGAAAATAAAAGGATATCGTCGAAAATTAAAGCTTTTATTATCTTTATACTTGCCCATTGCGTTTGACAACCCCTAGTTTTCTGTTATCCTTTTCTCACACTCTTTTTCTTTTTTTTCCCTTTTTTTCTTTTTCTAAAGCTTTTCTTCTTTTACATTGCCTTTATATTTAGTCTTTATATTTAAAGACTTTAATTATTAAAAAGAGTCGATCCATATATGATCCGGGTATCCTAACAGGTCCCGGGTGTTGCCACTCATTGACCGGACAAAGAACGCAAACGGCCTGGCCGCAAGCTCTGTCCACTTCCAAAGATGGTTTTCATGGTTATTCTTCAACCGGCTTTCGCGCGGGTCCCCTGGTTGCAGGTCCTTATCGTACCAATGGCCGGTATTCGTTAAGGGGCTCCCGACCAGGATAATCCGCATGTAGCCCATAGCCAGGCCTATCCTGATCCCGAAAAAGGTCGTTGTCCCGCTCCAGCCGCCATACTTCTTGATCCACCTGACATTGAAATGCTTAGAAGTAGGATTATAAGCATGCTTGATAACGGAATCCGGAAGGCTTGCCGCGATCTCCTGCATGTCCGCCATGTGGGAATCGCCTGCCGCAAAATGCTTGAAGGGCCTTGGAAACGCCTTGGCAATCTCATTAATGCACATAACATCATACTTGCGCTCCCCGATAAACTCGTCAAAGGCCTTAAGATCGTCCCATACGCACGGGCCGTCTGCGACAATGACCAGGATGTCGTGATCCTTAAAATCGTTCGGGATTTCCTCCGCCGGTTCGTATATGCTTTCGCCTGACTTAATCTCTGTCGGGACAATCATCTGTTCCAATCTTCCGGGCCTCCGAATAAGTACCGCGTAAAGCCGCTCATGGACCTGACGCGCGGGTTTTTGTATGCCTCCCAAAACTTGATCGTTTCGGGCAGCCAGTTCACATAACAGCCGGTGGGGTCGTACCAATGCGATCCGTTCAATATCGGGCAGCCAGCCAGCATAATCCGCTCATAGCCCAGGGCGTCGCATATCTCTATCGCCATCCTGAGGGTGCCGCCATGCCATTCAACGACGTCCTGGCCGTCCCCTTCATCCCAAAACACGTTAAACGTCTCAGGTCCAGGCTTTAAGGTGTGGCGCCATACGGCCGGAAACTCTTTCCGTATCCAGCCCGCAAACCAAAGAGCCTCGTCCGCGTCGGCCTGTCCCCAATGATGAAACCCTTTAACCCATGGTGCTGTAATGCTCCGGTTGATGCAAAATGTTTCATGCGCAACATTAAGCCGATAGAAGGCGTCCAGGTCCGTTTTAAGGGTCCAGGCGTCCCCGGTGATCAATGCCGTCCGGCTGTTAATCGGTGGCGTTATGTTTGCTTTTAATTGCGTCATGTATCGCCCTCAGTTCCGGGAATATCTCGTCTTTCAACTGCTGTATGCTTTTCATGATCGTGATCGTAAATTCCTGCCCCTTGCTTTTACATAACAAGTCGTGTTCTTCTTTTGTCATGTAATCCTCCGCCACGTCCTCAAAATACCTTTTCGGTTTTACCTGTTCCAACAGCTTGACGCGGCCGTCCAGTTTTTCCGTGTCGGCTTTCATATCTGCCCTACAACGCCTCATATCGTACCATACCAGGCCTAACGCCCCCGCCGATATCAACGACGGCAACCATTGTTCTTCCATTGCCATTACGCTCCCCCATCATTATTCGCCTTTCTTGGTGGTTGAGTGCTTTCCGTCCCGAAATTAGCAACTTTAAGTTCCGCGAGCGCGGCTTCCGCCTCTATTTTTTTCAACTGCGCTTTTTCCTGCGCAAGCTTAACTTCCGCCATTTCAAGCTCGATCTCCATGGAAGAATCGGCCATGGCCTGCTGTTCTGGTCCTATGCCTGGAGGGGCGGCGGGCGTGGCAGCGCCCATGTTCGGGGAGGAGGTAGCCCCGGGTGCAACGCCGCCGCCAGGGGGTGGCTGTTCGTTCACGTTCCCTTGTTCTCCAATCTGCGCCATGCCTGGAGGTAATAGCGTCTTAAGTCTTTCCGCGATAAGGTCCGCCTTCGGCCAGTTCATGGAGGAGACAACCAGGTCGGCAACCATGGGCGCGGCGTCCGGGTAGATGCCTAAGAACTCGATCATGGCCTCGCCTGCCTCGTCCTGGCGCGTCTGATAGCTCGGGCCGACGTCTACAACCACGTCATACTGCCCGACGGTGATGTCGTTCAAAATCTCTTGCGTCCCTTCCTGCGCCTGGTTGATTGGGATCTCCTCGTCGGTCCCGTCCTCATGGATGATCCTCTCTATCCGCTCGGTGTCGTACACCTTTGGGATCATGGAAAGCAGGATCTTGCCGCTATATTTCATGGCCCGCGAAAGGTTGTCCATGTACGCGTACGCGCCGATCTGGCCCTTTGCCTGCCGTGCCAGGATAGCCTTGCCCGACTTTTCATTGCTCTTTTCGCCCAGCATGGCCTCGGGCATGCCGCTGGTGTCGTTGAGTTCGCCATCGGCAAGGATAATCTGCTCCTGTATGCCGCTCGATGCCTGGGGCGGGTCCTCGCGCTTAGGGTAGCTGATCCCGCTATCCAGGTCCGGGTTATACAGCATGTAAACCCTGTTCCGCTTATGCGCGTCCGCCCATTGCCCAACGTGGCCCTCGATCATTTTCGGGGTCATCATGTACGGCGACTTAGGCGCAAGGCTTATGATCTCCGCCCCATGGCTCCGTGAGTAATTGTAAAGCTGTTGCGGCTCTTTCATGTTGCGGACAATGCCCCGGATCTTGCGCTTGCCTTTAACATTGAGCTCTTTACCGAATACCACTACTATCGGGATATACTCGCCCGGGATCTCCGTTGGCCCTTCCAGGATGTCACGGCTGGTAATCTTGTACCACTTGATAACCGGGACCTCGACCTCTCGGGATTTAATGACCTGCTCCCCTTTTTCCTTGTCCGGCTCGCGGTCAATGACGTCAACGTCCCCGCTTGTATCCTTGATCTGGTAAACGGTTTTCTTGGTCTTTTCCTTCACGAAATACTCAGCAATCGTTACCGTGTCCGCGCTTTCCCATTCCTCGGAATAGGTTTCGTCTGTCTGAAAACTCGCGCTATTCGTGTCCGGGTATGCGGCTTCAAAGGCCTTCCGGTTCTGCTTGCTCATGATCATAAACCATTCAGCATCGGACAGGTCCCATTCCTGCGCGTACGGGTCCCAGGCCAGGTTTAGGGCGTTCCAAATAGGCTTAATCATGATCTGCTGGTCGAATGTGCTGTTGCTCGCATAGTCCGGGAGTATCCGCCAGGCTCCCAGGCCTCCGGCTGCCTGGTGCTCAAAGGCGTGATCAATGGCAATGTTCGCGCTGCTTACCTGCTCAATGTTCCGTATCAGGCCCGCCAGGATCTTCGCGACGTCCTTGCTTGCCTTGCCGCCGGCAGGCTTTACCTTAATCGCGGGTCGGTTCTGGCGCTGTTCGCCGACAACCTGGTCGATGAACTTCGGGATCTTGTTGATCGTGAAACATGGGCGGCCGTCCGCGATCCGGTCCTCTTTAAGCTCCTTATCCCATTGGTCCCCATCCAGGAAAACCATGTCATTACTTACGGCGTCAAAGACCTCCCCGTAAATCCCCAGGAAGTCCTTGTGCCTATCCCGCGCTGTCTCTAAAAACTTGGTTTCGTCCATATCATACCGCCCTTTCCCGTCTGCGCGGGTTCCAATGTAGGTGAGTGTAATCCTTCGGTCCGCCCGCGATCTGCCTTGCGGTCCCCTCGCCTGCGCCCAGGCTCATGTACTCACAGGCCTCGACGACGTGGGAATATTGATTCTTGTACGGTGACGTCTCATATCGTTCGTCGCCGGCCACCTGGACCTTTTTGTAATAGTACCCGCCTGCCAGGCCCTTAAGCAGCGTCTTGCATGCCGGGCTTACAATCATCCCGGGCTTGCCGTCTATGATCCGGGTAAATGGCTGGTATAATGCTTCGCGCCTGGTGATCGGGTCGTTGTTGTGGTGTGCCGCGCTGGCGGGTATGCCCTTCGCCTCAAGGATCTGGAAAGGTGTCCGCTCGTCCGTCTGCGCCTCCTGGCTGCCTGCGGGGTCCCCGTATATCTCAAACTTAAAACCCTTTTCAGACAGCTTATTGAGTTCCGGCTTTAGCTGGTCCGCAAAGCGCGATATCCCCATGTGCTCGGTCGTCATTTCCTGGACTATGATCCATCTGCCATTCGCCAGGCGTTGGCCGAATGTGGCTGCGGGCGTTAAACCAAAGTCAATGCCGACGTAGATCACGGCCCCGGGGACAAACTCCAGGACGATCGGGCTCTTGTGGATAGCCTCGGAGTATTCTTCGTGGACCGGCTTGCCGTCGGCTATGAATCCGTATTGGTTACAGTAATAAACGCGGATATGGTCAAGCTTCTTGCCCTGCATCCTGGTGAAATAATAATCGTCCTCCAGGTTTTCCGTGTTCTCGGCCAGGGGGTTATTGAAAAACTGTCCGCCGCGCTCGATCAGGCCTCCAGGCTGCTTGAAAAACTGCCAGTATTTGGGGTCCTGGGGCTCCTCCTCCGCCAGCCTGTACCACCAGCTTGTATCGTCCGGGGCGTTTGTGTCCATGATAATTCCGCGCCAGGTGCAGCCGCCATCCTTTCGGGCAGGATACCGGCCCACGGCGTCGCCCAGGCCTTCTATGATGCCAAACGGGACCTCGCGGGCCTCGTTCACATAAGCGCCGGTGAGCTCCAGGGATAGCAGCTTTTTGATGTCCTTCGGCCGGTCCAGGGCACGGAATAGAATTTCGGATTGTACTTTGTACTGCGGTATATAGATCTCCTGCATCATGTCAGAATAGTTCATCTTGCCGAAATATTCCTCAGGAAACCAATCCAGCCAGGTCTTAAGCGTTGTATCTTCCAGCTCGCGGTAGGTGTTTCGGACGATAGCAAAGCGGGACATGCGGACGCCGGAGGGTCCCTGCTTTTGCTCCAGTCCCCGGAGCATGATCTCATTACAACATGCGGAGCTCTTGCCGCCGCCGCGCGGCCCCATGACGCCCCGGTGAAAGGCCTTACCCTTCATGAATAGAGAGAGTGTCGGGGGTGGCCTGTAATTGATTTCCCGCCGTATCGGCATTGTCGTCGTCCCTGGTGATGTTGATGGTTAGCGATCCGCCTTCGTGCGCCTCACCTTTCGGCCAGCGCTTAGGAGCCCTGTTTCTAAGATACGATTCTATCGCGCCCTTGTCCGGCGGGTATAGCTTTTTTACGATTTTTTTGACCTGCATTTCGCCCGTGAGAGGGTTGACTTCCTGTGTAACCTCCTCATATTCAAAGCCATTTGCTATTTTGATAAGGCTGTTTTCAATCCCATGGACATTAACGTGATCCCATGCCTCATTGTAAGCGTCACGAAAGCTCTCATGTTCTAGCTTCCATCGTATGATAGTTGTTGCGGTAACTCCCAGGTGTTTTGCTAAGCCTCTGTCACTCGCGTTTTCGGTCTTAAGTATGTAATCTTTTGCTATCCGGTCGAACAGCGGTTGGTATTTCGGCGGGCGTGAACCTCCAAAATTACTCCCCTTCTTTTTTTCTTTCTCGACCAT